AAGACTGGCGAAAGACTATTCAGATTGACAGACAACCCAGTTAATAGTTCTGTTCAGGGTGATGTGAATTCCGCTGCAGAAGCTCAATACTCTGCAACTGGTCTTTTACAAACAACTCAAGAAACAATTATCTCAGTTAGAAATGCAAAAGTTGAGCAATTATCCTTAAGTGAGGATAGAACTCTGGTAGATGTTCAACAATCTGTAACGTACTCAGATCCACTAGCTCAAACATTTGTTATTGATGATGGAACTTTTGAGGGTGGAGTATTCTTAACTAAGGTAGATATCTTCTTCCAGACCAAGGATAGTGAAATTCCTGTTGCATTGGATCTGAGAACGGTTGTAAATGGAACGCCAACGCAAACAGTGCTTCCTTTCAGTAAGGTGGTTAAGAAGGCATCTGACGTATTTACTTCAGCAGACGCATCAATTCCAACATCATTTGTATTTGATTCTCCAGTTTATATCCCATATCAAAGAGAGCACGCTTTTGTTCTAACCTCAGATTCAAATCAATATAAAGTATTCATCTCAGTTCTCGGACAAGATGCAATTGATGCTGCTCACGTTGGAGAAAAGATTTCAGAACAACCATACATTGGAGTTCTATTTAAGTCACAAAACGCTTCTACTTGGACACCATCCCAGTATGAAGATTTGATGTTCAAACTTTATAGAGCGTCATTTACCATACCAACAACATTAAGTCCATCAAGACTAGTTCTTGATAATGCAGTGCTAACTGATTCCAATGGTGGATATCTAAACCTATCAGCTAACCCATTATCTCTCACTAGCGGAAGCAATCAGATTACCGTATCACATGGTAATCACGGTATGCAATCTAGTAGCAATTATGTTGAGATTAGCGGAGTGATTTCTGAGGTTGCTGATACAAATATCAATATGCCAGGATCTGGTTTAACTGCAACTGGAGGTCAAATCACTGTTGCTAATGCTGCGGAATTCCACACAACAATTGGTGGATCTGCTGTCAGTTCAGTAAATCCTGGATTTATCAGAATTGTAAGAGTTTCTACTCCAAATGTTGCAGGTGGTGTTAATGGTAGTGTTGTAGATGAAGAAATAATTGCATATGAAGCAATTAATGGAAATGTCATCAATGTTCTTGGTTATGGATCTGGAACCATCACTGGTAGAAACTACAAAGTCTCCACAAGTTCTGGAGGAGCAACTGGAATTGCCCATCCAACTGGAACATTAGTTAAGTGTTACAATTTAGCTGGTATTCCTTTAACTAAGATTAATAGAACTCATAGCACCTCAACTGGTGGATTAGTTTCACTTAATCATCCCCACAAGTATAGATTAGTCATTAATGGATTTACATCAGGTAAGACAATTACTGCTGGTGGAGAGGGAGTCTTTGCATCTCAAAATATTCAATGGGATGTTCTAACACCTTCGGTTCAAACTCAAGTTCAACCTGGAACTAGTGTTGTGGCAAGAGTTCTTGGGACTAGCGCAACAAGTTGTGGTCCATTCCCATCTGGAGCTGCTGCAGAAGCATCATTCGTGAAGGATACTGTTTACAGAGATGTTACTCTCGGAGAAATTAACTATTTCTTAGAGACTAAGATGGTAGCATCCAAAGTAAATGAAATTAATAATATGTCAGGTGAAAGATCATTTACAATGGAACTGGATTTTGACACTGAAAAGGATTCTATCAGTCCAGTTATTGATACTCAAAGAATGAGTATCATTACAACTGCTAACCAGATCAACAATGTCACCCCAACAACTAACGTTGGAGATGACTGTGCTGCAATTTACATCACTAGATTGGCAAGACTAGAAAATAGCTCAACTGGTCTAAAAGTAATGTTCTCTGCAAACTTGTTTACTCCAACAGAAATTGACGTTATGTACAAGTTAGTTCCTGTCGGTTCTACAATCAATCCAGATGACATTAATTTTGAATTCTTCAACACTAATGGAGATCCAGATAGTGGTCCAATGATTGCACAAAACAATCCTGAGGAATTTACAGATTTTGAATTTACTATTTCAAATACTAATGTTACATTTGATGCATTCCAAATCAAGATTGCAATGAGAAATTATTATCAACCATTTATTCCTAGAATTAGACAATTACGAGCAATTGCTTTAGCATGATGGATGAAGTACAAGAATTAATTCCAGTTGAGGGTCATACTCATTTGGGTAGAGACCCTCATAGCAATGCCATAGTAAATATGGACAAGCAGGGATATCAAGCTTATATTCAAGCTAGAAATAGAAACAGTAGAAAAGAAGAAGAAATAACTGAATTAAGAGCAGAAATTGATGAATTGAAAAGTATGATGAGGGAATTGCTGGAGAAAAATAAATAGGACATAAATAAAGGTAAGGAAAACTTTAGAATATGTCAGCGGCAGTATCCAATCTATTAATATATCAAGGATCTGATTTTATCTTAGATTTTACCATTGAAAATGATAATGGTACGACCTTTGATTTAACTGGATATACTGTTGCATGTAAAATTAAAAAGCATTACACAAGTAGCACATCTACAACTGTTAGTGTTTCAGTTTTGAATCCTCCAACTGCAGGACAAATTCAAATGTCCCTAAGTAATGCCATTACCTCAACCATGAAAGCAGGTAGGTATGTTTATGATGTCGTCATTACTAGTCTCTCAGGAACTAAAACAAGAGTTCTAGAAGGGACCGTTAGCGTTCTAGAGGGAGTTACACTCTAATGGCAAGATTAAGATTTGGAGATCAATCATTACCAAGAGTCACTAGAGTCGCATCAGGCGGCGGTGGAGGAAGCATTGGTGGGTTATCCGATGTTGATCTAGCAGATACATCTCAAGGCGGACTAGCTGAAGGATGCGTATTAGTTTATGCCTCGGCGCAATCACAATTTGTACCAACAAACGTATTAAATAACATAACCATTAACGGGGGTAGCTTCTGATGGCATCATCCATTCTTATTAAAAGAAGTACTGGAACTACAGCTCCAGGTACTATTCAATATGGCGAATTAGCCATAACTGTAGGTACTGGTACTCAGGCTAACAATGGAGATCGCCTGTTTATCGGTGATAACAACAGTGCTGCTCAAGTAGTTGGCGGTAAGTACTTCACGGACATGTTGGATCATGTTCACGGTACTTTAACTGCAAGTTCAGCAGTTGTTGTAGATAGCAATTCAAAGGTCAATCAATTTAAAGTTGATGATCTTGTTTTTGATGCTAATGTACTTACCACTGGAACTGTTGATACTGATTTAATCTTCCGTGCCAATGGTACAGGTAAACTAGTTATTGAAGATGGACAAGAGTTGGAGTTTGGAACAAGTGGAGACATTGAACTTGTTTGGAACGACGCTAATTCGGATCTTCAAATCAGAAGAGTTGCTGGTGGATCTGCAACAGGTGCTCTTCTCGTTCAAGACGATATTCCATTAAAATTTGGCACCGACAATGATGCCAGAGTTTATTATGATGAAACCACTACCGACAAACTTCGTTGGGCTGGAGCAGACCAACAGTTTGATAATGGAGTTGCTGTAACATTTGCAGATACTACAGATGCTACTAGTAGAACTGCAGCTGCAGTAATGTTAAGTGGTGGTCTTGCAGTTGATAAGATTGCTTGGGTTAAGGAACTTAAAGTTGATGATGATGCAACTGTTGGTACTGCATCTACAGATACTTTAACTGTCAATTCAACAACTACCTTTAATAATGCAGTTACCTTCAACGGGACACAAACCGTTTCGGGTACAATCAATCAGACTGGTCAATTTAATCTTGATGCAATCAGACTTGATGGAAATGTAATTTCAACAACTTCTGGCACTGAACTAATCATTGACCCATTCCCAGCTGGTGGAGATTCTGAAGGTTTAGTCATCATCAAAGGCGACCTTCAAATTGATGGTACTACAACTACTGTCAATTCGGCAACGATGTCAGTTAATGATCCAGTTCTGAATTTAGCAGATCCAACTACTGTTCTTACAGTAACAACTGCGGCTTCATCTGGAGCAACTCAACTTGTAGTTGATAAAACAACTGTCAATGTTGGAGATGCAGTCACTGGTACTGGAATTGCTGCAAATACAACGATCTCGGCAATTACTCCAGGCGTTGGTGGTGCTAATGCATCTATCACTTTAAACAATGCAATCACAGCAAACATTGCTGCTGGTGATTCAATCACCATCACTACTGCTGCAAATGATGCTTTAGATAGAGGTATCAAGTTCTTCTATCACAATGGAACTGTACAAAAGTTTGGATTCTTTGGTTATGATAGAACTGGTGGAGCTGATGGTTTAGGTGCTTGGACATTTTTTGAAGATGCCACCGACACTAATAGTGTCTTTGGTGGAACAAAAGGTACTGTTGTTATCGGAGACCTTGAGTTAGATACAGATCTTCAAGTACAATATGGTGGTACTGGACGTAGCACATTTACTACAAATGGTATCATTTATGGCAACAGTGCAAGTGGCATGTTAGTAACTGCTGCTGCAAACATGGCGTCACCTGGAACAGGTTCCGACGCTACAACATCATATCAAGTTCTTACTGTAACTGCTTCTGGAGTTCCAGTATGGACAAACACCATTGACGGTGGAGTTTTCTGAGGTAATTTATGGACGTAAACATCATTATTAATACATTACAGAGAAAAATCTCTGAATTGACTTTAACAAATGTAATGCTTGAAGCGAAAGTTTTGGATTTACAAAACCAGTTAAATAGTATAAGGGAAAAACAATCTACAGAGAATGCTATAGATGGCAACGAGAATCAAGCTCAAGAGATCAACAACTCCGTTAGCGACTCCGACGACTTCTGACCTCCTTGATGGAGAGGTAGCTCTTAATATAGCGGATCGCAAATTATATGCTAGGTCTGGCGCAAACGTAATTGAAGTTGCAAACTACGTTCCAAATACTGGAACAGTTACAACTGATATGCTTGCAACAGACCTAACAAATGGTCCTGGGCAGACATATTACGTTGCTAAAACTGGATCAGATGCTACCACTTTAGGTAATGGTGGAGCAAACGGAAAGCATCCAGATACTCCGTTTTTGACTTTAACTAAGGCATTAGCAACAGCAACTTCTGGGGATAAAATTATTGTTGAATCTGGAACATATACTGAAGTTTTTCCACTTACAGTTCCCGATGGAGTAACAATAAGAGGAGCTGGTTTAAGATCGGTAAGAATTGAACCAACAACAGGAACTAAAACTCAAAATGGTTTTATTCTTAACGGGGATACTACTTTATCTGATTTTTCAATCGGTGGTATTCAATATGATTCAGTAAATGATCGTGGATATGCTTTTGTATGTGCAAGTAACTGGGATTCAACTCGTAGTGCATATATTGAAAGGGTAACGGTTCTCAATAAAGGAAGCACAACTTCTGGGTCAGATCCATTCGGATATGCAGCTGGAGACGCTGGAAGAGGAGCAAAACTTGATGGTTCCTTAGCATCCTCCGCTTCCTACGAACCAGCAGTTTTATTTAATGAGTGTACATTTTTCACTCCAAATCAAATTGGTCTTTACATGACCAATGGAATTAGAGTGGAACTACTCAATTCATTTTTCTATTTTGCATCAGAGGCAATTAAAGGTGTTTCTGGTGCCACTGGTGTTTCTGGAGCAGGTAAAACTCGTCTAAAATTAGGAGGAGTTTCTGGAACATTCTCAGCATCTGAAGATATTTACCAGTTAGAAGATAATTTTAATTCTGGCACATATTCTCAAACTGGAACTGCCGTTACAGTAACTAAAGCAAATCATGGACTTGTTAATGGAAACAAAGTCTATGCAGACTATACAACTGGATCTGGAGTAGACGGATTCTTTACTGTATCTAGTGCAGCTACAAATACATTTGTGTTGACTGCTGCAGCATCTGCAACTACATCAGGTAATATTCAGTACAAGAAAGCCGAAGCATACGGAACTGTTAACAGCAACGATGGAACGTATGTATATCTCTCAAATAAGGGAGTCGGTGAATTTACTTCAACTGTAGAAGGAAATAAAACAGTTGTAGTAAGCGGAGATGCTAAACTTTCAACTTCTCAATTTAAATTTGGAACCGCTTCTCTCATCACTGATGGAGTTGGTGATTATATTAGTCTATTGTCAGATAATGATTTTGGATATGGTTTAGGTAATTTTACCATTGAAATGTGGGTCAGAAGAACTGGCACTGGAAATTATCAAACACTTTTTGATCAAAGAGTAAGTGCTGATACTGAGGTTGCAGTTTTAATTGGAATAGATCCATCAAATCAAGTATATACTTATATAAATGGTGGAATCAGAAATCAGGGAACTACAGCATTAGCTTCTAATGCTTGGTATCATGTTGCACTTTGCAGATCTGGATCTAGCACGAGACTATTTGTAAATGGCGTTCAGGAAGGAGCAACATATACCGATACAAATAATTACGCAAATAAACCCATAAGAATGGGTTTGAACTACAGTAATGCATATGGTTATTCAGGATATATTGATGAAGTTCGTATTTCAACCACAGATCGTTATACAGCAACATTTACTCCATCAACATCAGCATTTACAACAGACATTTATACCGTCCTTCTCCTTCATCTAGACGGTGCAAATGGTGGAACTAATCTCGCAGACTCTGCAGGTACAATTAAAGATATTCGTTCATCTGGTGGAGATTCTGCAACTTCAATTCTGTTAGCTGACTATACTGACTTTGGGGCAGAACTTCGTTCTATTGGTTGTGCAGCAGTTTACGGAACTAAAGGCGTAGTTGCAGATGGACTTGGAGTTAGTTTACGTTTAACTGCTGTCAATTTTGAATATATTGGTACTGGAAAAGATATCACTAATGATATTTCTGGTGTCATTCAGGCAAACGAGGTAACCGAATTAAACGGCGGTAGAGTATATTTTTCATCACAAGATCAATCTGGAAACTTTAGAGTTGGAGATCAATTCCTAGTTGATCAGGAAACTGGCAATGTTACCTTTACTTCAACTTCTAACGCTCAGCAAGCAGCAAATATCATTCTTTCGGATGGAACTGGTACTACAAGTCTATATCCAGCTTATATTGAAACTGGAAATCTAAGACTTTCTGGCAATACTTTAAGTTCAAATTCTGGTCAAATTATTCTTGACCCTTCGGCAAATGAAGATATTGTTCTGAATGCAGAGACAATTATTCCAGAACAATTGTATTTTGACAATTCTAAAATATCTGGAATTCAAAGCACAATAGTAGGCAATGTATCATTTAATGTAAATAACGCTGAACAGGCTGGATATTCAACTTATGGTTTATACAGCAATAAAAATGTTACCGTATATAATTTAGGAATTGATGAGGTTTCTATTGATAATGAAGGTTCTGGTTATGAAGGTGGAATATATCAAGTCAATTTAGCTGCAAACCCCATATCTGCAGCAACAGCAACTTCCTCACTGGATTTAACTAATGGTTCTCTTAAAACCATTACATTAACAAATCAAGGAGATAATTATTCTTCTCTTCC